ACGTTAGGTATGAAGTCAGCTAGCGTGAGCTCAGTGACATCAATCGGGTTAGCGTAGATAGCAATGTTATTACGACCGAAGATGATCAGGAAGCCGTTATGAGCAGCCATGCCAATGATCTGGTCTGTGTTAGGAAACACTGCATTTAAGGACAACGAACCTGAGTCACCACCATCAAACTCAGAGCCATTCAGAAGCTGGCTGAAGTACACCGTCTGCTTGTCACCAACAATGTCTGCCATCCAAATACGACCATAAGCAGCTAGTACACAGTTAGGCTTGAAGTCAGTGGTAGCGTACCCAGGAGGCAAAGAGCCTACATCACCGAGACGCTGAAAGCCATAAGTGCCGCTATCGTGATCATGACCACCGCCACCGCTAACAGGTAGCTCATGGTAGACCAGTGTTTCATGACCTGCTTGAACCAAGTAAGCATGAGGAACAGCATCCGAACCATCACCAAATGGTAGAGAAGCTGCCTGCCAATCGTTACCAGAGATTGTATAGGAGACATCACCAGAGTTATCTGTGTTACGTACAGTCTTAGTTACTAGAGTAGTAGTACCGACAAATAGCTTATTGTTGCCTCCAGAGATAAGCTTATTACCGTCAGTAGGATCAGCCATCTCAAACAGAAACTCGATGTTATTACTTCCAAGATCCGTGTTAGTAGCATTGACAGCATCCCATCCCCTACGTGAGCCAATACGACCATACCTATCAATCACACAATTCTGAGCAGTTAGAGCAAAGCCAGAGGACAACTGAATACTAGACTCCTGAGTGTTTAAACCCAGGAAGCCTGGAGCAGCAATCGTAGCAGTAGCTAGAGGTTTAGCCATTAGTATGGAGTCCAGAGATTCTCGTCAGGATAACGACTATTCTCAATAGCGATATGGTCTGCCAATGAGGTCTGGTACAACTGGTAAGCTTCAGCACTGGTCATACCAGCATCTTCACCGCGCTCAACCAAAGCCTTAGCATAAGCCAGGAAGATCACTGGCTCTGAAGGTACAGTAATCTTATCACTGTTAGCAGACAGAGCAGCCTGAGGCTTGATGATGTTAAAGTTAACATTATAGATAGCATTCGGAATAGGATACAGGTCAACCTGAGTATCACCGTTAGCGTCTACACCGTTAAAGTTATAGTAGGTGGGGAAGTCTTTCTGAGGAGTCTGGTTTAAGAACCACTCATCCATAGCCCTGGTAGGCGCATACTCTAGGAAGTTATCCTTTTCTAGGCATAAGACATCCAAGACACGAAACCGTTGACCAGACCCAGTCATGACATAGTTAAACAAGTCAGGAGCAGTGGTAACAGTCAGGGTCTCTGACAGAGCGTTCCAGTTGTATGCATCCTCTACCTGACGCTTGGCATCGTTTACAAACTTACTGATTAGCTTGGAGTACGGAGTATCAGTAACAGCAGTGACCTCGTTCTCACGCAAGCGCACCAAGACTTCATTGACTAGATCTAGATAGTTCATTTAGCAATCCCATTTACGTAGTGCGAGTGCCTTACGAGTCGGTCTGCCCTTCTCATCTTTCATCGGGCCTTCTACTCCACTCATGCGAGCACAGAATGACTTACGCCGCGCAGCCTTCTTAGGAGACTTTGCAGCTTCTTTGGCAGACACTGGAGGCTTCAGATTAGCACCTTCTTTAGCCTTAAAGTAGGCACGTCCTTTAGCGTTCAATCCACCTTTAGGATTCTGATATACTTTTTTAACCATTATATTGCATTTACCTTAACTGGTAGACACACACCGTCAACAGCACTGTCACCTAAAGCCTTCAAGACATCTTTTACTTTAGCTTCACACTTCTCTTGGCTGTAATAGTTTTCGTCAGCTTTCCAGAATGCACAGTCACCGCCAACGCAGAAGAAAGCTACCGCGATCCACATGGTCATTTCTTAGCAGTCTTCTTAGCTTGTTTGAAAGCTTTAGCAGTCGGAGCACCTTTGCTACCAACCTTCCTCATTTTCTCACCAGAGCCTTCAGCGATACGCTTGCGCTTGGCATGGATGTTAGCGTAGAGACCTTGCTTCATTTCTTTTTCTTCTTTGTCATAGCCAAGCCAATAGCAACTGCCTGCTTCTGAGGGTAGCCTTCTTTACGAAGCTTAGAGATCTTTTCAGAAGCTTTCTTAGCCTGGGCTTTGCCAGCTTTAGTATAAGGATATTTCTTATCACCGACCATTGGCATAATTAGCCTCCGTGGAATTGAGTGGCTTGGTTAGTAAACAGCTCGATTGTAGCAATGTAAGTAATAGAGGATGTACCAGTCTGAGATATCTTAATCTGATCTCCAGCCTCAATAGCAACTACAGCATCAGACAGTAGAACAAACTCACCTACGCCTAGGTTCTTACCACCGATGATATAATGAGTAGCATTCTCTGATACATCATACCAAGTAACGGTAGGAGTATTAGTGCCAGCAGTACTGACAATGTACATCAAAGACCATAGACCAGTGTTCTTGGTAGGCACAGTGAAGATAGTCTCTTCTGCCGTGGTGGTCTTAGTTTTAGCTACGGATATCGTACGTGCCATGGTTTATAGTCTCTATAGATGCTATATTATACCACACTTTTTACTGTTTGTCAACTGTTTTCTTACCTAACCAGCCCTGAACAGTGTCTGTTTCCCAGATACGAATAGCTGTCCAGACGATCGTAAACAGGGCTGCAACGGCTGGTAGCACGTCAGCTAGGGTACCTATTACCGTGACCACAGAAACCCCGTCTAGGACGTGTTTAGTGCCTTCTGATATGTGTTCTGCTGCCATTACAGTGCCTCCGACATTTGCCTTATGATACCGTTGATATAAAGGATAGCTACTATAATAGCTGCCAGTCCAAAACAATACACCTTGAGCATAAATAACTGCTTTCTGTCATGCCCGTCCTCGTTATAAATCTTTTCCCAGTCCTGCTTCATGCGCGCTTCAATCCTGATAATGTCATCTACAGCCTTCTGACCGTAGTTTCTTTTGACTTCATCAAGCATTTCTTGTCGCATGTCATGGATCTCTCTGAATCTTTTCCACTCTTCCACAGCTTCAAAGAAGTGAGTATCAGGTTTTCTTACTGCTTGTTTACGCCTGTAGGCTTGCCTTGCAGACAGGTCAGCTTTGCCTAACTGTCCTATCTCTTTAGTAAGTTCCTCGAGTTCCTTACCAACAGCTAAGCCTTCCTTAATACCAGAGATTGCTGCTCTGGCTGCTGTGGTTACTGGATCCATCAGCTAGGCTTAGTAGGCCAAACAACATCGTAAGGAAACCCTTCTTGAGCAGGCACATCACGCAAGGCTTGGCGATAAGGAGCCCACTTGTCTTTGGTAGCCTGCGGCACATCTGCAGCCTGAGTCCAGTCAGTAGCAGCTAACAAACGATCACGTTCAGTACGTACTTGAGCAGCTACTTCCTCTTCAGTAGGAGGAGGCGGAGCAACATATTCAGCAATAGTTCCCCATTTGCCTTCAACGCATTCAGCAAAGATTTTATGAGTATGCTCAAGATCCCCAGAAGCTACTGCAGAAAAACGAACATATTCTTCTGGAAGATGCTCAAAGTTAACATCGCAGTCAAGAATAGTATGTTCTGAATTAGCCCACTGAATATTTTTAATATCTAAAAAATTAACTTTCATTTAAACTCTCCTAAGAAATCCTTACCCAAAGACCAATAACGCCCCATGTGTTACTGTTTGCTGGGCAGTTAGTCATTGCTCTCCATGTTCCTGTATTTATTAAAGTCTGCCCAGCCACTGTTCCGTTACCAATTACGTTATCTCTCCACAGATTATCTGACTGGTTGTAGAAAGCTGCTCCAGATGTAGAGTACAAAGAACTTCCAGCAATTGTTGTATTTCGTGAGTAGCTAGTAGTAGCGTTTGCTGGCCTGCCTAGCTGATAAGTACCTATGTCATCTAAAGTAGTACTTGCCCCAGCAGTGATATTCCCAGAACCTAACAAAGAAGTGCCATTAACTGTTTTGATATTAGTACCAGATACTAATGTAGGCTGAACAGTCACAGCCCCAGTGCTACCATTAACAGTGGTTACGTAGTTTCCTAAATTTGAAGCTGCTGCTCCTGTAGCAAGCTTAGCAGCCGTTACTACACCGTTATCAATAGTCCAGGTAGAACCAGAAGAAGAAACAGTTATATCACCTTTATCTCCGTCAGTTACTCCAGTAGTTATGTTTCCAGAACCTAGCAAGCTTTCTGAATTAATAGTTTTTAAATTAGTACCAGAGACAAGCGTGTCTTGCTTAGCATCCAGTAGAGCATCAGACTGAGTCTTTGTATACACATCAGTAAATGAGATTGTCTGATACGACAAAGCCTGAAACTCATCACCAGCGGTAGCACCTACAGTTAAGACAACAGTAGTGCCATTAGTGGCAGTAAAGTCAGTACCAGGAATCAGCAGAACACCGTTCAAGAATACGTCAACATAGCCTGGGACATAACCGCCAGTGATATTAAACGTAGTCTGACTAGCAGTAGCTGTTTCGTTAGTTATTGAACGAACAGTATTGCCAAATGGAGGTACGCCTATGTAGCTCATATATACCCTTACTCAGAAATATCTATCATTTTAGGAGTATCTTTCATCTTGGCAACTGCAAGCAAAAGATCTTGACTATTTTCATTAGCCTTAACCATTTCATTCCTGAAAGACTCTACAGCAGATCCAGTTTGAAAGTTAACTCTATTGTTTTCTATAATCAGTACAGGCAACCAAGCCATAGAACAGCCCCACTCATCAATCTCTTTACCACTTTGTGGATCAGTACCAGCTATCTTCATAAACCAAGCGCATTCTAACTGCTTGCACGGCTGAAACTTATTTAATGGGCAATTTGATTTAGGTTCTATTTTCATTAGTCTTTAGTTGCAGTAATTACGTTTAAGTATTTAACAGCTAAGTTGATTGCAGTGCCAGTAAAAGAAGCAGTTGCAGATCCAGATATAGAGTGCGAGTGAGACCCGCCTCCTCCTGTTGAGCCTGTACTTCCAATATTACTCACGTTGCCTGGGTCTCCGCCAGCACTACTATTACTAGAAGTTGAACCACCAGAGTGGCTATGACTAGGAATCTGAGAGGTTGACAAAGTAGTCGCACCTGCGCTCAGGCCTCCTGTATTAACTGAAACAGAACCAGCAGGGGTTTGTGACGCAAAAGCAGTAGTAAAATCTACCGAACCTCCTGTAGTTCCGGCAGTTCCAGTTACAATTCTAATAGCGTGGTTATTATAGTTAGTAGTGTCTTTAGTCCACCCAGTAGGTGCTGCATTCTGGGCAAACATTAAACGAGTACCTGTTTCAAAACCAGCAGGCACATTATCTAGAGATCCTGCAGCAACATCGCCGTTAGAATCTACAGATAATTTTGCTAGGTTTCTGGCGTTACCCATGATTAAACACCTTGAGCTTGTTGTGCAGCAGCTTCTTCCTCAGCAGCCAACCGAGCAGCTTCTTCAGCAGCTAACCGAGCAGCCTCTGCTTCAGCAGCTAGACGAGCAGCTTCAGCTTCATCCCATTTAACTAATGCCTGGGAGACCCACTCAGGAAGCTCAGTAATAATTTGATTCTGTGGATGTACAATAGTATTATTTACGAACTGGCGTTTAAATTCAATCTCGCCGTATGTATCATACCACTGCAACGCATGGATATCAGTAGGTGCAAAAGACAGGTCTAGTCCAGAATAAGAAAATCCTTCTTTGTAAACAGCACCATCTACTGGAATAATTGTTAAGCGCATTTAAAACTCCTAATCTTTTGTTGCCCGAATAACATCAACATATTTTACAGCAAGATTTATTGCAGTACCTGTGAAAGTAGCGGAACCAGAAATGGAGTGCGAGTGAGATCCACCACCGCCCGTGTTACTTGAAGAAGTTTGATTTCCAGTCAGAGAACCTGCGGCGGTGCCAATGTAAGGAGGACCCCCGCTGCCCACGGTATACCAAGGAAGCGTATGACTGTGGCTTGGGATATCAGACGTTGTTAAAGTATATGACCCAGCACTTAACCCAGTAGTGTTAATGGAACCAGATGGTGTTTGAGACGCAAAAGCAGTAGTAAAGTCAATCGTACCGCCAGTTCCAGCAGAGCCAGTTACAACCCTAATACCAGAGTTATTGTAGTTAGTCGTGTCTTTGGTCCATCCAGTAGGTGCAGATGTCTGCCCAAACAGCATTACTGTTCCAGAATCAAAAGATACTACAGCTCCTGGAGCTAGTTTAGCTGCAGTAACAGCAGCGTCAGCAATCTTAGCAGTAGTTACCGCGCTGTTCTGAATATCACCAGTCTCTACCGCATTAGCATCTACAGCAGTAGCTAAAGGTGCTGGACTTGCCCCAATGTAAGCCATTAGCTAATCTCCAATACAGAAGCAATTGCGTCAGCAGAGCTTGATGCTGATGTAACTACTTTGAGTACGTCTCCATTTTCTAGGACTACTTTCTGGTCACCTCCTACAGGAACTAGTGCGCCACCAGTAGCAATCGTTGCATTCTTTACAACGTAGTAGTCACTACCTCCAGTAGTGATGTACACACTAGCTGTAATCGGACTAGCTGACGTATTAGCTACCGTCATGCCAATCACGGTAGTAGCTGTAGTAGCTGTTACCAGAGATACGGCAGTAGTGCCTACACCAGATGAAACATAATTCTTAAAAGTATTAGCCATGATTTATCCTAGAGCAATTGCAAGGGCTACAGCAGTACCAGCAGGATCAGCGTCTAGCGCAGCAAAGGACAATGAAGATCCATCGGTGGTTAGATATTTACCAGAGTTACCAGTCTGAGTTGGGAAAGCAGCTACAAAACTATAAGCATCGTTCCAGTTACCCTGGCTTACGTTGGTAGGAATACTGTAGCCAGTAGCATAACTGAGAGACAATGTACCACTAGAAGTAACAGGATTGCCAGAGACAGCCAGTCCAGTAGGTACTGACATGTCAACGCTAGTGACAGTACCAGTGTAAGTCTCTGAAGTGAGATAACCTGCAGATGCATGATTACCCCAACCGTAAGCAGTATCCCAATTAGTCGTGTCAGTAGAGGTAATTGAAGCTGCTTCACTAGCAGAAAAAACTGGATCAGTCTCAGTAGTTAGATATCCTGCACTAGCATGGTTGCCCCACCCATAAGCAGTATCCCAGTTTGTTACTTGAGTGCTGGTGATACCTGCAGCAGGGGCAGCAGAAAACACTGGATCAGTCTCAGTGTAACTAGTCAGGTATCCAGCAGAGGCGTGGTTTCCCCAGCCGTATGCAGTGTCCCAGTTAGTAGTATCAGTGCTAGTAATGTTAGCAGCTTCGCTGGCTGCAAAAACAGGATCAGTCTCAGTAAAGCTAGTTAAGTATCCAGCATCGTTGGTCAGTGTAGATACATTGTCTCCAGGCTGAACAGCTGAATCAGCCAAACTGCCTTGAGCAGCAGTCGCATAAGCAGTACTGTTAGTAGTAGCAGCAGAGCCTAAACCAAGATTGGTACGAGCAATAGACGCATCTGTAAGATCTGATAGGTTGTTAGCGGCAAGTAGAGTACCAGCACCAGACACATAAGCAGCAACCCAGGCACTACCAGTGTAGACCTTCATTGCGTTGTCAGTAGAACTGAAGTACAAAGCACCTGCTACAAGAGCATTGCCATCATTGTCTAGTGTAGGATCAGAAGACTTAACACCTAAGTAACGATCATCAAAATTATCATAAGCAGCTAGAGCAGAGTCCCTTGCAGATTCAGCAGCGGCCTGTGCACTGGCTGCAGAACTTGCAGACGAGGAAGCAGCACTGGCAGAACTAGCTGCAGCAGTGGCTGAGTTGGACGCATTAGTGGCTGAAGTAGCAGCATTACTTGCCGATGTAGAAGCAGCAGATGCGCTAGAGGCTGCGTTGGTCTCTGAAGTAGAGGCAGCAGATGCGCTTGAAGCAGCAGAGGTTGCGCTGTTAGACGCATTGGTAGCTGAGGTACTGGCATTAGATGCCGAGGTAGCCGCAGCAGCAGCTGAGTTGGACGCATTAGTAGCAGCAGTAGAGGCCGTAGAAGCACTGGAAGCAGCGTTGGTTGCTGCGGTTTCAGCGTTAGTCTCTGCAGTTTCTGCGTTGGTTTCAGCAGTCTCAGCAGCAGCCTGGGCAGCTTCAGCAGCAGCTTGTGCAGCCTCAGCAGCAGCTTGAGCAGCTTCTGCAGCAGCCTGTGCAGTTTCAGCATTAGTCTCTGCTGTAGCAGCATTACTTGCTGAGGTAGAAGCAGCACTAGCAGAGGAAGATGCAGAAGAAGCTGAGGAAGAAGCTGAACTTGCTGAAGAAGCAGCATTGCTTGCGCTTGTAGCTGCAGCACTTGCTGAGGCAGAAGCAGCAGAGGCAGAGGCAGCAGCAGCTACTTCAGAGGCTAACGCAGCAGCAGCACTAGCAGCAGCTTCAGTGGCCTTGTTAGAGGCTACACTGGCCTCATTAGCTGCGTCAGTTGTAGCGTCACCTGGACCGCCAGGACCGCGATAGATAGCCATTCAGGGAGTCTCCTTACAATTTACTCAACATACTGAGTGATTTTACTCAATACACTGAGTAAATTGCCCAGACCTCCAAAGAAGCCTGGGCAGATCTACTACTTAGGCAGGAACAGCGAGAGCAACAGCAGAACCGTCACGCAGCTCAGCGACACCGTACAGCATGTCAGACGTGAACAGCGTACCAAGGTACTCTTGCTTGTAC